AAAACACTTTCTGCCATATAACCATCAAAGTATTGTCCTCCATATGAACCAAATCCTACTTGAGTTTGAGTACTTGTATCATTAACATTAGTATCATAGTCTTGACTTGGATAAGTATTATTTGCTAAATCTGTTATTAATTCTCCATTAACATAAAGTTTCAGTCTATCAGAGGCTGTTCCTTGTGTTGTGTCCATTGCTATTACTATATGCATCCAAGCTGAAGGATCACGATAAGAAGCAGTAGTTTTAACATTAAAATCTGTAGAAGCACCAGTAAATCCAAATGTATTTAATCTTTCAACATTATCAGAATCATCAAATCTAAAAACATTTTCATAGCCACTTCTTGTAGCACCAAAAAAACTTGTATTAATAGCAAATTTTGTTCTTTTTATCCAAGTACTAAAAGTCCATGTTCTTCTGTTGCCAGCAACACTTGGTGTTCTATACATATAAGAACTATTAGCTAATAGAAACCTACAACTATTAGTTATTTGATGACTATAGAACTCACCACCTGCTCCACCTGCACCAGCTGCAGAGGCTCCTACAAGTGCGTTGTTACCTAGCACTCCCATGGACTACGCAATCGTTTTTATATCTAGAGTTACTACAGATTGTACTTCACTAGCAGTCTTTACTACATAATCTAATCTATCAACAGCAGCAGCAGCTGTACTAAGTGTTGGACCTGTACCACCAGCAAACTTCCAGTTAGTACCAAAAGATAATGTTCTACTGCCTGTACCATCTTGTACAATAAATATAGAACCTGTTTGTGAAACACCCGGATTAGTAGGATTATCTAAAGTTCTATTACCTGCAAGAGTTACTTGAAAATTATTATTTACAGCGAGATCAGTAGAAATGTTTGCACCATCAGTTAAAGTAGTAACTGCTCCTATTTGAGCTGTGCTAAAAGTTTGACTTGTATTAGTTATAGCTCCTACGGAAGCATGGTAACTTGCAAGGTATCGTGCTCTGGTTGTCATTTCTTCTCCTAACTAAATGCTAATTGTGGAGCACCCAATTGAATGCTTCCTGTAGCTTTTACATAATATGGTAGAACATCAACTGATCCTCCAGCTGTACTCAATGTAATTCCAGCACCACCTACTGTTTCATAATCTGTTCCTAAAGATAATGTTCTACTGCCTGTACCATCTTGAACTAAAACTATTACTCCTGACTGTCCTACATTTTCTGTGGTAGGATTTGAGAAAGTAATATTACCTCCAAGAGTTACAATAAAATTTTGGTATGTATCATAATCAAAAGTAAAAGCTCCAGTTTCTGAAGAGGATACAGTATATCCTGCTTGAGCTTTAACCCATGAATTATTAGTATCATTCTTTGCAAGAGTTGCATTGTCTCCTATCTTAGTAAGAGCAATACTTGCATTAGCATTTACAGCAGCATCCATTAATGTTCCTGCACTAACCTTTACATTAGTAACAGCACCTGTTGCTAACTTAGGTGTAGTAACAGCACCATCAGCTATTTGACTTGATGTTGCTATTGCATCAGCTGGTCCATTACCAAGGTATGACATTATGTTATCTCCAATATTGACATTACAACATCAACGGAAGAAGCTACATCTGAATTAACAAATATACCGTCTCCTGTTTGTAATACAACTTTTTGATCTCCTCCTACAACTATCAATGAACCTCCTGATGGTATAGGTGCAGTCTTAACTAAAGCTGTATCAGTAGCTCCGTCATTATGATCACAGTCAACATAAATGGTACTTCCTGTAACATTTGCTAAAGTTAATCCTATAACAGTTGTTTGCGTAGCTGAAGCAACAGTATAACTTCCTACTCTGGTTGCTCCTGTGCCTATTCCTTGTGATGTTTTTCTTAAAAATGTATTTGCCATGTTATTATCCTAATGCTATTGCGAGAGCTATAATACTATCATTAGTAGCTACTCCAGTTAAATTTGATCCATCTCCCCAATATCCTGAAGCTGTAACATTACCACTTAAAGTTATTCCTACTCCAGATACTTGTCCTGTTACATCTACTGTTCCTGCTGTTAAATCAGTAATACTTGCAGCAGTTACTACTCCTAAGTTATTTACTGTTAAATTAGCTGAAGAAGTAAAAGGTGTTAAATTAGTTAAGTTAGAACCATCACCCCAATAAGCTGCAGCAGTTACATTAGTTCCAACAGTTATACCACTTGAGAATGTAGTTTGATTACCAAAAGATTTATTTACAAATGTATCTGTTGTTGAAACACCTGCTAGTTTTGTAGTACTTACAGGCATAGTTGCTACTACATTACCACTAAATTCTGAATGAGCTGGAGCTTCTAATCTCGCATAATGAGCATTACCAACTTCACAATATAAATCTAATACAGCTGGAGAACCACTATCTGTTTTTACTTCTACACTTCCACCCTCTACATATATATCTCCACCAACAACAATGTCAGTACCTATAGATGCAATAGCATTTACTGCCAGAGCTGTAGTAGAAGTTTTAACTCCTACATTTAGATTATTTAAATTTAAATCTGTACCACTTGCAGGTAACACAATACCTGTTAAGTTAGCACCATCTCCCCAATATCCAGAGGCAGTTACATTTCCACTTACTACTAAACTGTCTGCTGTTGCAGAAGCTAGTATAGAAGATGATACAGCTGTAAGTTGATTAACTGTAAATGATGCTACAGATGTAGGAGCACTTGGTAAATTAGTTAAATTAGAACCATCTCCCCAATATGCAGTAGCTGTAACATTACCACTAACTACTAAACTATCTGCAGATGCTGAAGCTAATGCAGATGAAGATACAGCAGTAAGTTGATTAACTGTAAAAGCTGCAACAGATGTTGAAGCACTTGGTAAGTTTGTTAGATTAGAACCATCACCCCAGTATGCAGTTGCTGTAACATTACCATTAATTCTAGCATTATGATTAACTTGTAATCCATCTCCTGTACCTGTTAATTCTAATGAACTAATAGTTAATGCATCTGAAACTTTTATAGTACCACTTACATTTGCTGTTGTTGTTGTACCTGCATCTACTGTTATATTAATTCCATTACCAGCAGTTATAGCATTCATTGTACCACCAGCACCAGAAGGAAGATTAATTAAATGTCTACCATCTCCATAGTAAAATCCTGCACTTACTTGTTGAGTAAAAGTTGCACTTGCTCCTACAACCATAGTTCCACTTACTTTAGAACTAAAGTTTGCAGTTGCTCCACTAACATTACCAGTTACATTACCAGTTAAATTACCAGTAACATCTCCTGTTACATCTCCTGTAAGATCACCAGTTACATCTCCTACTACATTACCAGTTACATTTCCTACTACATTACCAGTTACATCACCAGTAAGAGCTCCTTTAAAACCTCCAGTAGCAGATACTTCATTAATAAAATTAGCTCTATTTCCTGTAAGAGTTTGTGCTACCCAAAGATCAGTTACAGATAAATTGGTTAGAGTCATATCTGCAGTAGTCTCTGCACTAACTACTATTCCATATTGACTAATATTAAATTTATGTAAGGGACCATAAGTACCAGAAGTTATACCACTAATTTGTAAAGATATATTAGTATTCCCAGCTTGTCCTGCACCATTAGTAATAGATAAAGGAGCACTACGTGTTAACTCTCTACCATAAGCAACACCACTAACCATGGCAACATAGCCATTGAAACCTGTTAAATCTGTTATAGCATTAATTGCAGAAGCATCAGCAGTAATTGCTGTACCACCTAATTGAAAAGTACCTGAAATATTAAATGTAGAATTAGAAAGTTGAATGGCAGAATTATTACCATAACCATCTGTAACATTTTGTAGAGTGGTGCTTACTCCTGTTGAACTAACTTTAAGTAGTCCACCATAAGTATTTGCAATTTTAGTACCAGTTAATGTCGTCATTCTTTAGCTCCAAACTTTCTTTATCATACCACAACTTAGACAAGATTCCAATCATTAGTTTGCTCTTCCCAATTCATTGTAGCACCCTCCCATGAAATATTTCTATCTACATTTGATGGAGGTCTAGGATCTTTTACAGGCACTTCAGGAGTTATAGTAGGAGAATAATTTAAAGGATTGTTTTGAATGTTCCACATACCATCCCAACATTCAGGACAAACCTTTGTATTATAACTAGTCTTTTGTAATACATGTAATTTATATTGGAATCCACATTGATCACAGATTCCCGGTGTTCTTGAATTACTAGCCATTAATTAATATATCCTAATCTAGGAACTACTTTCATATCTGCTCTTTGTTTATCAGCTTCAAAAGCTGACATAAATGTTTCTTCATAGTTTGCTTTTAACATCATAATTCTATCAGCAGGAGTATTAGGTCTTTTCATAGAAAGATAATAAGCAAGCCCATTAATAAGACAAGGTAAGAATCTAAAAGGTACATCAGCATTTTGAATAGCACTCTTAGTAATATCATATAATCTTCTTACTCTATAATATCTAAAAGTATATGTTTGAGTATTATCAGGCACAGGCCAGAAGTATACTGAAACTGTATTCTCTCCTCTGAGTGTAGCAAACTGTACAGGTCTTCCTGTTGTAGTTTTATCTACAATACCTTCGTATTCTTCATAAGATACACGAGTCATTTGTAAATCATTACCTTCATTAGA